CACTGGCAGCCAGCCATTGCTCCAGGGCGAGGCGTTTGTTCTGTTCGGCAAGGATCAGCACGGAATTGGCGTTGGCCACGTCGGTCAGCGCGGTTTGGTGGGCGGCTTTTTGCTCGGCAATCTGCTGGCCGTAGGCGTTTGCCTGCCACTCCCATGCGGCCCACGCGCTGCCACCCATGAGGCAGAGCATCAACACCAATGTCCCGCCCCACTTCACCGCATCGAGCTTCACGCCAACACCCTAAGCGCCCGGGCGTACAGCGCCTGACGATCTGCAGCGCCGTTTTGGCCACCGTTGATGCGCCGAGTGATCTTGTCGAACTGGCCCACGTCGGCCAAGGTGTTGAGCCCCCTGCTCGCCCAGAACCACGCAGCTGACATGCAGGCATGCTGTGGTTTTTCCAGCAGTTCGGGGTGATTAACCAGATCGAGACCCAGCGCTTCGCCGCAGGCCTTGTAGTTGGCGCGACCTGTGACCTGGATAAAGCCACGACCGCGGTACTTAGAGCCGTCACCAGGCTGCGTATTACCAAGGTCATCGCGGCCTTCGTAACGGGCTTGCGCTTTGGTCGGGCCCCAAATCTCTTTCACGTATTTGAGCTGGCCGGACTCATGACCGATCTGCGCGATAAAGGCCGCAACCCGCTTCGAGCCGACGATCTGATAACGATTCATGGCGGTGTTCAGGACAGGTGCAAAAACGCCGGCAACTTGGCCGGCGTTCGGGAGGATCTGCAGCAGTTGCTGCGTGGTGATTGGCATGGCTTTCTCCGGGCAAAAAAATACCCGCACATGGCGGGGTTCTTTATCGCAACGTTGGTTATCAGCTTGGTCGTGCAGGTCTTTTATCGGAATCGGGATAGCCTTCCGCGCCCTCTTTCCACGCGCGCACCTGAATGCGGTAGTCACGCCATTCGCGCTCAGTGCCTGGGACTTCTTCGCCGTCTTCGATGGCCTCCAGTTGTTCGGCAACGTAGTTACGCTCAGACTCAACCCACTGAGTTTCTTCTGCAATTAATGGCGCCAAGCGTGCCAGTTCGGCTTCAGCCTTGATATCGGCGGCCTTGCGCAGTTTCGACCAATCAATGTTGCTCATTCGTGGGTTCCTCCGCTGTTACAGGCGGCAAGGGCTCTGGTTCTGGTGGCGTTGGCAAGGGCTGAGGCAGACCAATCGGGCCATCAAAATCAACTTGAATCGGCATCGGAAAGGCTTGTTCTTCGCTGTAGTTAGCCGGGTATGGAAAGCGGAGGACCAAATGAATTTCACCATCAACTCGGGTGACGTCCCCATGAAAGTCATCAGAGCTGATTGCGCTTGCGGGCAGGATGTCACCCTCTTCCACGCGCCTAAAATCAAAAGGTTGGCCATTGATGAAAATGACATCACCTTGCCTTGAAAACTTTGGCTCCGGTTCGTCAGTGCGTACAGGTGACAGGATGATTTTCATTATTTCCACCTTCCAACGGCCACGACGCTAAAAATCACACCATCCACATCGGCCTGAACGAAAGCCCCCTGTGACCAAAGGGAGACCGGGCAATTTGTGGCGGTCCTGGATACCGCACCCGGACCATTAAATGGCTTTCTCACTGCTAGTTCGCCCGCTGCGAAGTTCACCATGACGTTTGGCGCCCCCAGGAATGGCATGGGGAAGTTCCAGGTCGTGCCGATGTTAGAACTGTTTATCAAGCCCGTAGATATGGTCGTCCGCCAACACATCTGCCCCCACTGGGAAACCTTGCGTACTCACCATTGGCATTTGAGCCAAACTCAAGCAAGGCGCCGTTAGATACCAGGCCCAAGGCGTTTTCACTGTTGTAGAACTTTCGCCAGACTTCTGGAGTGGTCGGAGTGGCTTTTGAGATTGTATGAATGTCACCCACTCGCCAATCAAAGTAGGTTTGAAAGTAGAACTCACTGTTATAGGTGAGGGTCATTAGTGCCCCATCCGCTGAACCGGATGGGCGCCCCTCACCTGTCAAATAATCAAACGATACGCCGCCCGCCTTTGCTATTGGCTGCATGCGATTAAGAGTATTACGGCCCGAAAGCGGCATGCCGATTCCGTAATCCCCTGTCTTGGTGGCTCGCCCCGGGGTTGTGTCATCCCGGCTTGTAGTCATGTTCGCTAATGCTGCTGTTCCAAGTGCCGCGTTCTTATCGTACAACTCCTTGGTCATGTAATTGATTTTTTCACTAGCCGTTCGCGGTGGATCACCGCCAAGGCCGTTTGGTAATGCGCCCAAGATGATTTCTTGTCGTGCCATGTGTTCTCCGAAAAAATTCGCGATGCGATGCGATGCGATGCGATGCGATGCGGCTGCGTACGTTAGTTAAACTTGTACTTAGTTGTAATACCTACTTATAGGAAACTTACACACCGGTATTGAAAAGGCGGCACCTGCCGTACCTTGGTACAGCCCAATATCGGGACGGTTTAAATTGATCAATATTTTAACCGTTGGGGCGCCACCTTCCCTTATCCTTAACCCCGCATAATCCACCGACCCCATAAACCACGCATTACCACGATCAATACTGGATATGCTAATAAAGTCATCATTATCAATAGCCAAGTTGCTATTAAATACAGCTACTCGACCGTAAGCTATTTGCGGCGGCACGTACGACCAACGCTTGGTAAATTTACTGTATCTCACCACCTTATCGCTCGATGTATATACGATCCCTTCTTGACGATCGTATATCTCAAGCCCGTACGGGTCGATGCTCTTTTTATCGGAATACTTACAAGATACATATTCAAGATTGAAATTTTGAAGCGCCCCACCACCAAGAGCCGAACTCACTACGCTAAAGCCTGTCCAGTTACCGGGACTTCCGAGAACCCTCGTATAAAAAGATAGCGCCGGGTGGGATGCTGAAACACACCTAACAAATATTTGCGGCGCCTCTAGCGTGTTTATTGGCTTGATAAATATAACAGAGCCATATCCCTCACCATCAGAGTAGCGCGATACTATCTGGAAACTCCCCCTTTCAGAAAACACTAAGATTTTATAGTCGCTGCTGATTACAACGGAACCGCCATTATTGGTTGCAGACAGTCCATAACTCATTAAATCACCCTCACTACTTCAACGACGCTCTCAACTACTTCGGACTTCCACTTGAATATCCAATCGCCCTTGTAGTTCACTTCGTAGTAATTGCAGTAAGTGATGATCCCTATTTGCGTTCCGCCAAGGTCTTTGTAGGTCGGCACACAACCCCAATACACCTGCCCGGCACCTTGCGGGTACGGCGAGTAGGCTTTCGGGGTTATTGTCACGAAGCACGTGGCGGGGCTATATCCATCTACATTCATGAGAATGTAATCACCTCTCGTACCTGCGCCACTGCCACGATTTGCGGGGATGGTCATGGTAGCCAGTCTTTGAAGGGTGAAATCCTCCATCCCCAACGTCTGCACGCCCTTCGCATCAAGCACTTCTAACCCATACGTCATGACATCAGCTCCCAGACTTCAGTAGCGCCAGATTCCCGGCCCGCAGGCGAACACTGTCAGCTTCATCCAGCACAAGCAGCCCGTTGTTGTTGAGCGTCGTAGAACCGCCCGCTCCGGAGCTGCGCAGGGTCAGCATCCCTTGTGGAATGTTGATTTCCAGTAGCGGCTGGCCCTTGGCGTTGACTGCACTGGACCGCAACGTCATGCCCAGCACCAAATTCTGAATGAACGCTGTGTCGATCATCGCGTAATTGATGAACACCTGGCCGTCCGAAACAATAAATGGCGCACGGAGCTGACCCGTTACTTCGTCAATGATGGCGAAGCGCTGGGCGAACGCCAGAATCTCTGCCGTGTCCCCTGCAGCAATCGACAACCCGGCCATGACCGTGCGCCCCCCTGCCGTGGTCTGGGCTTTGATCGTGGTCTGTGCAGTCACCTTGCCATTGACGTCCGCAACGGCTTGGCTGACTTGCTTCACCGACGCCGTTACATCCCCTACGGACGCTTGCACTGTGTCGACTCGACGCCCCATTGCACTTTCGGCATTCGTCCGGGCCTCAACTTCTTCCCGGATGGCTACTGCGTTGTCCAGGGTCTGGGCTTGAGCCGTTTCGATGCGGCTGCTCAGCGCCTTGTCCGCGTCTGCGAGCGCTGTGGTTTCCGATTTGAAGGTGGCTGCATTGGTGTCGACCTTGGCGCTGAGCTGGTTGACGCGCGTGGCCACAGCTGAGGTGGCGTCTGCGGCAGCCGTCGAAACATCGATGATTTTCGCAGCATTGTCCGCCACCTTGGCTTCGACTTCGTCGGTACGCACTGACTGTGCAAAGTCACGTTCAGCAACGGCCGACATGATCGACCACGCGCCGGCCGATGACGTGGAGTCACCCGCGCTGCCGCTGGTGTCGCCCGCCGAATCGGTTTTGACCAGCGCATACACACCGTCGACTTTCTCCGATGTGGCTTTGACTTTGCCGTCGAGGGTTTCGACGGTGCTGGTCAGTGAGTTCAGCCCGTTAGCCGTGGCCACCAGCCCTGTTTTCGGGTCGGTGACTTTGGCGTCGATAGCGCTGATCTGTTTGCCCTGCGCGGTGATCTTGCCGTCCTGCTCGATGATGCTGGCCGAGTTCTTTTGCACTTGCAGCACCAGGGCATTGGTTGTTTCGGCCAATGTGCCCATGTCCACCCAATAGGTCGCATTGGGCGGCGCATGGCCGGTGGTGGCTGCGATGGCCTGAAACAGCCGGTTACCCAAACGCACTACTTCGCCTTTGGCATACGGCTTGGCGTTGTCGTACTCCAGCGCATCCGTCACTTCCTTGATCAGCTCTGCCAGCTCCTGCTTGGCCGCATCTAGCCGCTCATTCACAGAACCCGGGCCATCACCGTCGATCAGTTCTATTTTGCCGATCTTGTCGAGCAACGCCTGACCGAACGCCGACTCCTGAATCTTGCCGAGGAAATACTTCTCGTACTCCGTCTGCTCAGAACTCGGCTGCCCGTTGACCCCAAACTTCTCCGGAAACCACGGCCCGACATTGCCGGTGCGATCCACCAGCCGCGCCCAGAAAAACAGGCTGGTCCCGGGCACGATGTTTTGCAGTTCGTGCCGGGACTGCGGGTAGGCATAGTCGCCAAGCTTTATTGCGGACTGCAGGTCATTGGCCTTGCTCTGCCAGATCTCAGTGCGCTGGGTGTCTTCGGCGCCCGGTGGGAAGCCCCAATTCAGGCGAATGCCGTAGACAAGGCTTTCGGTGGTCAGGTGTGTGACAGCGGGTGGCAGTCCGACTTTGCCTGTGAGTATCACCTCCGGGCTCGCGCCCCAGATCGAGGCCACGTCCATGGCGTTGACTGAGCTGACACGCGCAAGATAACGCCCGCTGTAGATGCCTTCGACTTCAGCACCGAGATTTCCGGTGCGCGGCAGGCGTATCCAGTTCCCGCTGTCTTTGCGCCATTCGACGTTGTAGGCAACGGCGCCCGGGACGGCCTCCCAGGTGATACGCATGCTGGTGACGGCGATCCCTTGCGACACCACGCTGCGCGCTTCCAAGTTGATGCCAGTTGGCGGCGCCATAACACCGGGCGGAATGATGCTGGTGGGCTGCGGATCGATCCGCGCGCCCGTGTCGATGGCCGTGTATTTCAAGGGCTCATGTTGGGTTGCGGCGATCTTGAACTGGTGTAGCCCTTGCGGCTCGATGGTCTGCACCCGAAACCGCATCACAGCCAGGTCAGCGCTTTCTACCGACCAGCTGCATTCAGGTTCAGGCTGTTCGGAATAGTCAGCCATGACAGTGACCAAGCGGCCCGAGACCGACTTGACGATTCGCCCTTCGGATTTGCCGCTGGGCAAGTTGAGGATTAGCCGATCTTCCTCATGCACTTCGGCATCGATGTCCAAGGTGATAACCCGCTTGGTCGCGGCACTGATGCGCCCACCGTTCGGGCGCCCGGAAAACATCTCATCCGCCACGCAGATGATCTGGCCAGGCTCAATGTTGCGGCCTTCCATGCCGGTGGTGAACGCGACAGACCACTCTTCGTACTGCTCGGATTTCAGCGCCCAAATGCCGTGGCGAATGGCTTCGCCTTCGACCGTGCAACCGAAGCGCGAGATGTCGAGCATGCGGTGGCCAAGTGCACCGATTAAGTCGTCGTTGGTCACCGGTGCCGGTTGCGTTTTGAACTCGTTTTCCGGGTTGTCCCAAGCCACCTTGGCGCGTGTGTGACGGTCAGGCAGCGCAGCTGCAACGTATTCAAATTCACCGATGATGTTGGAGCGGGTGAACACGTAGCCGTCTTCGTTGCCCGGGATGTCTGCCACCATCGTGACCTGAGAGCCGTTCCAGCAGCTGCTGCCCCGGAACACACTGGCCAAGTCAGACAGCAGCGCGTAGCCCTCGATGGAGTCCTGAATGTAGACGTTGGTGGTCATGCGCGGCTGTAAGCCGCCTTTGCCATCAGGCACCATCACGTCGCAGTAGCGGCCAATCTCGTACAACGTCCAGTGATCGACCATGTCGGCGGTGATGCGCCGACCCAGCCCGTAGCGGCGATGCAACAGCAGGTCACGCCAGACCCATACCGGATTGTTGGTGTAGGCCAGCTTGAACGTGCCGTTCCAGTCGCCGGTGTAGGTGCGGGTTGTCGGGTCATAGTTGGTGGGCACCTGTACGATGCGCCCGCGCATCAGGGCGCTGAACTTCGGCGTGTCCTGGAACTGCTTGGCATCAAATTGCAAACCGCCCAATGCCAAGTTCGGGTAGCGCAGCTTTTTGTCGATGACTTCGGTGAAGCCTTTAATTCGCATCAGGTCCGCCCAATTCGAATCATTACGATTGGGGGTGAGCCTGCGCACGCGTACCAGCGCGCTGTTGAACCCTTCTGGCAGGTCGATGCGATGCGTGCGCTCGTATTCAGTTGTGCCTTTATCGTTCAGCGTGGCCGAGAGCACGGTCTGATAGCTGCCGCCGTCGACGGAGAGGTCAATGGCATAATCAATGCGATAGCCGACCTGATCGC